GTCGTGCATGGCTTTATTTTTTCTGACCCAAATTCATCATACACCACTTTTGCAATATCATACCAAGAAGCAATGCCATCACATGAGTAGTGAATTGTTTTATCAACCAAATGCTTTAATCTAATAACACCATCCTTAGTAGTATATATATGATTGATAAACGCACATAAGTCTTTCGCATATGTAGGGGAACCTATTTGGTCTATCACTACTGCAGTATGCATATCATGTGTTGCCCTATAATACATACCATTCACAAAATTAGTACCAACTTCTGAAAAAATCCATGATGTCACTATTGTACAATAGTCTTTTTCATAGTTTTTGCACCCCTCCCATATTTTTTCAAGCATTAATATACCTTCTGCCTTTGTCTTCCCATACACATTTAATGGATTAAATCCTTCACCCTCTTTTATTGGAGTATTACAATAACCATTGTAGATATAATCAGTACCAATATTAATCAAGAATAAGCCATTTTCTTTTGCAACAACGCCTAAATTATATACGCCATCGCAATTCACTTTCTTGGCAATTTCAATATTCTCCTCAGCATTTGCAACAGATGTATAAGCTGCCAAATTAAGAATGTCTGTTAAACCTTCTTTCTCACACAACTCCTCAACAACTATCCTAACAGAATCAATGTCAGTAATATCTAATTCGTCTCTATTTAAAAAAAGATATTTTACTTCCTGTTTAAGACCACATGTATATAATTGAAGCATCGTACCTAATTGTCCATTTGCCCCTGTAACTAAAACTACTCGCATGTTTTTATTTCAAATATACAGATATATTTAAAAAAAATCAAACAAAAAATGGTATCACCAAGTGATACCATTTAATCAATTATTGTCCACACTTCAACAAATTTGTTCATATCTTCATACGAAATAATTGAATATCCATTATCCCCGAAACCTCTTCCCCAACTATTTCTAATTATAAAACCTTTTTGTGTATAACCCACAATCGCTATGGCGTGATATCCTAAAAGTTTATCTCCACTATATCTGTTCCAAAAATCATCTTCATAGTTGTAAACTGGTAACGCCCCAAAACAAGGCCCATTAGCAATAATTGCCTGTTTAAGATGTAGAACACTCTTTACCAAAGCATATTCACCAATTTTCAATTTACCTGCATCTGATGAAACACCTTTATGTCGTAAAAACGAAAAAGCCTCTTTGAACGTCATGCCTTCCCCACTACTTTTTTTTGAGTCATATATTTCAAAATAGTCTATTTCATTATCAGTCTTTACACTATTTTTAATATTCTCCCTCCAATTTAAAAACGTGGATAATGAGCACGGTACACAAATTGGGTCTGACCCTTGATTTAAAACATTTGGTAAGATACGTTTATACGAATATGAATCAGGTAGTTTTTCACTTTTTGACGGAACATATGTTTTTTCACTTCCATCTATTTTAGATTTCACAAAACCAAAGTTTTTTTCAGCCATTTCTATTCAGTTTTTATCATTCTTTTATTGACATTAAACAATGTATCTTGTTGTGTAACAGTATATATCACTTCTGATTCACTGTTAGCCCTTTTAATAAACAAGTACCTTACTATCGTGCGTTCAGTTTCATAATCATGAAACCCCACCTCTATCCAATTTTCAAAATTGGTTGATAGAGTATCAGCCACACATAATGAATCCAACTGGCTACCATTCATAAGCCTTTCATAGCCATACATAACAAAATCCTTTTCTTTTGTTACTTTTTTGCCTGGCCCACAACACATAATAGAACATATTGTTAAAACCATGACAAACAAAAATGCCATTTTCCTCTTCATTGTTTTTTTTACTATAAATAGTTTTAATTAAAATAAAAAACCCACTCAAACGAGTGGGTTTAATATCTATTTGTTATTTTCTTACTCTTGGAAATCTACACTTTCTGGATAAACAGTGAATGAAATACTGATATATTCCAATGCAGGTGTAGGCTTAATAAGAATCTTAGCAGGAAGTATGTGTTGGTCACGAGTTTCAGGTGTACACTCTGTAATTACCTTGTAATCAACGATACCTCTGTTAGACTTAACGTCAGCAAGAATTGGTTCAACAAGTGACCTGAACTGTTTTTCAAGTGCAACATCATACTGCTCAAAGATAAGAGCCTTAGATGCATCAGTTACAAGTTTCTTCACACGAATCATAAGTCTTCTTACATTGATTCTGTTAAGAGGTGTCTCCTTATTGTAAAGAGTCTTATTACCCCAAACCTTAACACCATCAACTGCGAAACTCTTGATTGGGTTTACTCTACCATCATAAAGTGTATCTTCGTCTGACAATGTAGTCTTATATGAAGCCTTAACACAATCAACAACACCTCTCTCAACACCTGCAGGTGCAAACCATGGATATGCATTGTTGTCTGTTGCAGCCATGTTACGTACTACGTCCTTTGTTGCAGGAAGTTCAATGTAAGATTTCACTGATTGGTCATAATACTTAACCCATGGCCAATATGTACATGCATAAGAAGATGTCAACTCACTCTCTTCAAGGTTGTAAACTACTTCAGAAGCAACTGAGTACTCACCATCCTGAGGTGCAGTTATTACATGAATAGCATCTCCACCACGACCATCATCAACATCCTCAATTATGTCAAGGGCATCCTCAACAAGAAGAAGGTTGTGAGCGAAATCAATACCAGGAGTTGCAAATACATTGATGTCAACATCATGAGGATTTGCAAACTGCTTGTAACCTGCCAAGTATGCGTAGTAGTCACTGTTGATTGCATTTGCAGGAAGGTTAAGGTTCAAAGTTGGGTCCATAACCAATTCTGTGTTGCCAATCTTTTCAAATGGACATGCAGTCTCCCCTGTAGGAATAAAGTATCTTGAAGCCTTGAAATCATCAGTGTTGGTTCTTTGGTCACGATATATATCCCATCCATCAAAACCACCGAAAGGATATACAGTAAACTTACGAAGATTCTTATCAGCGTAAATAGTGTCACTCATGTAACCTTCACTGTAAATTCTTGGAAGTTTGCTATATGCTTCTGTGTTTTGAACAGGGCTAACTGTTGTGAAATTGAATCCTGTAACACCGTCAACATAAACTGTTCCCAAACTACCTGTTTGGATAACCTCTTTATCAAGAATTGCATCAAGGTGGAAACCATTAGTAAGTAACTCTGGCTTAGCATTACCATTCAAATTATCATATGCATCAACACCCTTATAATTAAGAATATCAACGTCAAGAATGTTAGAATTCAAACCAAAGTATTGTCTTCTAGGCTTAACTGAATCATCGAAAAATCTGTTATAAGCCATCTCAAGAACACTGTCACATCCATATTTAGGCATTGGATATCCAAGGTGTCCACATGGAACACATGACTCAATTCCATCTTCCTCAGCAATTCTAACTACAACATATTTTGATTTAGAGATGTAACCACCATCAAAAGTACCAATTTTAAGACCAATGTAGTTGCTGTCTCCCTCAACCATTGTACAGTTAGCAAATTTCTCAAGTACAACTGGTGATTCATCAACATCATAGAAGTCACGAACAACTACATCGAACATACCTGTTTCAGGACGAATATTCTGAATAGAAATCTTAACCTGATAGTTAGCAGCATTACCATCAGAAATTGTGTAGAACTTAAACAACTTCTTCAAGTTAATCGCCTCTTTAGTAGCACTCTTAACCTCTGATACAAACCATGGTGTTTCTGCACAACGATAAATCTCTTTGTAATCCTCAAAACCACTAACGCCATTAATATCAGAAATTTGAATTGTATCAGAACCTGTTAAACCTTTCTTAGCAGCCTCAAAAGCGTAATCATATACTGATTCTATAAACAATGGGCTTGAACCTACGAGTGGGTCCATACTGAAAATATTATAAATATAATCAGGACTATTAGGGTTCAACGAAACATTGTATTTCACTTGCTCTGTACCATATGCATTTTGACCTGCTTCAGTCAAAACTACTGTTATTGAGAATGAACCAAAATCATCATAAATAGTCTCAAGAGTATCAGTGCTTGCTGTTAACGGAATCTCTACTTCAGTTCCTTTAACTACACAAACTGCATCGAAAGTAGACTTTTTGTAAGAAGCGATAGAAATACTTGAAACATATGGGGTAAACTGTTCATATTTTCCTTTACCACATGTATCCTGTCCATTGGTCATTCCATATTCACCTTTTGTTCTAAGAATAGCCAAAGGATATGTCTTTCCAGCAACGCTAAATTTAACACCAAACGCTTTACCTGCATCATAACCTGAAAGACCAAGAACACGAACAACGTTCAAATTTCTTGATTCTGTAAGGTAACTTTTAGCAATGTAAGGCAGCTCGTACTTAGGGTAACCATTACCCTTGTATTTTTCAGTTGATGTACCACCGAAGTAATCAACGAATTCTGACCAGTCACTAACAGGTATTACCTGGAATGCAGGACCCTTAACAGTTTCACCTACGAGACCAAGACTTGTAATTCCAAGACTCTTAACTGAATAAAGTACGTCCTTTTCCTCTGTGTAAACACCAGGTGAAACATGGCCACCTCTTGCATCACTTATCATTTTACTTATTAATTTTTTTTCTTTATTATTCTTTTTTATTTTCTTATAAATAGTGCAATTTAAGCGAAAAATCTTTTTTGCTTATTAAAGTTTATATAATTCATCATCATTACAAACAACCCCATCCAAATTAGTAACAATTTCACTAAACTCTTCACGGTTAGGTAAATAATCAACTATTAAAGTTTCTTCCTTATCTTCTACAAATTCAGGAAAATCATCATCCCTATTTAGGACAACATTAGGTTCATAACCAAAAATTTTAATGTATACAGGTAAATCCAAACGCATTCGTCTTAACTTACAAATCTTAACTTCATCACCTTCCTTTAAAAGGAACTCCTCTCTTCTTATCTCTTCTTCATCATTAACCTTCAATAAAAACCCATGTTCCCTTAGATTACCTGTTTCAAATTTCTCAACATAAAAATCACAATCCAATGTAAATTTTATTTTCGTCTCACACTCATTAATTCCAATGTTAACAACAATAGGCTGATTATAATATTCGTTTTCAGGACACGTATTGGGTATTTCCAACTCTTCAACTTCGACAAATGTCTTGTTTTTATCACCCTCAAAACCCAAAAATTTAAGTTTAGGGCGTTCCTCAACAATAAAGCTATCTTCTGGTATAATATACGCCATTACTGTAATGTTATACGATTGGCTATAAAACTGTCTATCATCAATATTATATTCTGAATCATCTGAGATTTCAGTCAATTTCATTGGTATATAATGCCCTTTAGGTCTTATATAACAATTGATTGCCTTAAACTTATCGTTAACGATTTCATTAAACTCATTTATTAATTCGTATTTATTAGTAATAATCGTTAATTTGTAAAGCAAATCGACAGTAAAAGGCTGCTTCATACGATATTCAATGTAATACTCCCTATCATTTTTATCTTTTGCAACAACCCTTTTCATTAAATATGTTCTCTCACCAGGAATGTTTCTAATATCCCCGTTCAAACTACCACCTTTGGGGTTATTCTCCCTTGTTAATGCTTTAAAGTTCAATAAAATATTTTTATTTTCATCAGTATATTTCCATGTTTGCATGTATTCAGAAAACCTCTGATTAGAAAATAAATCCATTGTAGGAACTTTTTTACCTTCAAATGATATATCAATCTCTTCGTCAACCCATCTATGGAATTCTTGGTCTATATCTTTATAAGACAATGGATTAGGGAACGGTGTAGAATCCCTCAATATTTCTTTTGAGAGATTTACTTTTCTAACTTCACCATATGATTTGTCCCTTAATGGTAAATAATTTTTAAATTCACGACTTCCCATACCTATTATCCTTGAAATTCTGATGGGTCAACATACGCACAAGAAACATATCTCGCCATAGGTATTGTGCCATACATTGACATTTTATTTGACAATGAACCTACACGTCCATCATCAGTAACTGTAAAATATTCTCTTTGAGTTGGTGTAATTTGAACTCCAATGTAATCACCCCTCTTGATGTCACATGACAATTCCTCCAATGTCCTTATAAGGACTGTCAACATTAACTTGCCTGGTTTAGCATATATACCCTTAGCAAATTCAGTATTATAATTTTTCATTTCAGCGTCTTGTATTTCATACACGCAAGGCAATTCTATTGGCGTTTTGAATTTTATCGCCCCTTTCTTCGCTTCTTTGTATACATCATTAACCTGAGTTTTAGAAAGGTCAACCTGATATAATATAACAGTCTGATTTGCATCCTGTTCCATATATTCCTGTGCAAAATCTATCTCAAGGTTAAAATCTTCACCAGAAAAGAATTTATTATTTCTTTTTATTGGGGTTTTTCTTTTAATTTCCATATTTAAATTTTACGTTTATAAAAATCATTAAAAACATCATCATTCAATCCAAAATCAATTAAGACTAACTCTTCTTCCCCATTTTTAGATACAACACCCCATGATGATATTCTCTGCAAGTCACCTGTCGCAGTTAACCCTGTATTTGACATATAATCCTGAAGCATATCAAAAAGACTATAATCAAAATTCTCATAAAAAGCATCACTATCAAACAATTCATCGTAATCGTGGTTACGATAAAATCTTCCATAAACGTATCTGCTTTTTACATACTCCACCCACGCACACATAGTATTGAAATCGTAACCTGTTAAACGTTTAAAATCAGATTTTTTAGCAGGTCTCGCTAACTGCATCTCAATCCATAAATAATCAGGATGACAATCATAAACTTCAGCAGCAATACCAACTGATTGAACATAACCATCATTCTCTGCCTCATTCTGTGCAATCCCTTTCTTATTCTTAGCCAGTTTAAGGCATTTTTCATTATCTATTTGATAAACAATTCTCGAACTACCACTACCAAGTCTTTTTAATCTGTTCTGACAATATTGAATTCTTGCATTAAACGATGTCAGTTGCTTAAACTCATCCATGTTAAAACAAGCAGGGTACGCCATTTCATCAATAACATCCTCACTACACTTTTCGTATATTTTTCTTAATTGTTCTTCTGTTAAAATGAATTTAGACATTTCTTTTTATTAATAAATAGTTTCTTAACCTTGTTTTACCTTCGTATGCGCGCACGTGCGTGTATTATATATTATTAATTATAATATTAATATAATAATAAAAATATAATAAAATAAAAAATTATATATTAAAAGAAAATTTGTTTATTAATAATATTTTTTGTAAATTTGTAATATATTACGCACGTGCGCGCATATGAGAAAATGACAAACAATTCAAAAGCAATAGAGATATTAAGAAATTATAATGGCATTAATCCATATATCTTAAATCTTAAAAAAGATATTATAGTTAAAGAAAAAATAAATTCTTTGACAGATTTTACTATTGAATACATCTTAAAAAATTATAATTTTACACCAAAGGTAATTAATAAAAGCGTTAAAATTGCTGATTGGTATGGTGCATCTCTTCAAAAGAAACTTGAAATTGAATTCAAACCTGAAAAGATTAAAATAATTTCCTTCCTTGGAGAAACCAAGGAATACTATCACTGTATAATTAAATACAGACAAAACATGGAACCTTACCAATACTTTTTAAGTAAAAAAGGTTTATTAGAAGATTTCTTAACCGAAGATTATCACACTATAACAGTTGATTTTGAACGTTATAATAACCTAGGTTTAATCAACAGGCCTGATATTCCTAGAATAGTTAAACCTCATCAGATGGAGGCAGTACAGTTCCTTCTTTCAAGGAAAAAGTGCATCCTTGCTGATGATATGGGTTTAGGTAAGAGCATGTCAGTTTCTATTGCCTCAATCGAAGGGAACTTTGATTGTGTTCTTGTGATATGTCCTGCATCGTTGAAAACAAATTGGCTTGAAGAACTTTCTTTTTTCATACCTCAGCGTGAGATATCTGTTATTGGTGGTATAACAGGCTTAAAAAAAAGTGAATTGGAACGTTATTTGGGGTACGGTGAAGGAAGGTCTGGTAAAACAGTAAAGGAACTTGAAGAAGAGGCAAAAGAAAGAGGTAAATGGGATGCTAACCGTTATGTAATAGTAAATTATGATATTTTGGATGAATTCTATGAATTCGCCAAAACTAGAAGCAAAGTTAATCTTGAAATTGCTCTGAATAACAGCCCGATACTTCAATTTGTTAAAGGAAAAAAATCATTGATTATTATTGATGAAGCACATAAACTTTCAACAATGAAATCAGAAAGGTTTAAAATTATCAAAGACCTTTTATCAAAAGGAAATCCTGATAGTTTGTATCTTGTAACAGGCACACCAATTACAAACGACCCTCAAAACTATTATAATCTTTTATCATTATTGGATGCTGAAATTACAAAGGATTGGAATTATTACATGCAAAGGTATTGCGGTGCTAAAAAATTCCCCAAGAATGCAGAAGAAAAAGAAAAAAGAAATAAGATAACAGCATCTTTTGTTAAACAACTAGGCAAAAATACATGGTACGATTTGACAGATGACGAAAAGAAAGAACTTAACGTGATTGTTGAAAAAACCGTGAAAATGCTCACTGTACCAACAAAACCAACTAATTTGGATGAATTGAAAAGCAAAACATCACATTTGTACCTTAGAAGAACAAAAAATGATTTTGCTGATTTGCCGTCAAAAACAATACACGAAAGGTATTTCGATTTGACAGATGAACAGAAAAAAGAGTACGATAGGTTATGGGAAGAATATGAAGAGTTAAAACTTCAAGAAGACCCTAACAACGAAATCAATAAAGAACTTATCGAAGGTGCATTATATCGAAAATATCTATCCAATCAAATGGTTGCGAACACTATTAGCCTGACAGATAGATGCATTGCCAAGGGTGAAAAAGTTGTAATTGCATGTTGTTATGACGAAGAATTATATACATTAAAAGAATATTATGGGGATAAATGCGTTGTTTATAATGGCAAAATGACATTAAAGAAAAAAGATGAGGCGAAAGATGCATTTATCAAAGACCCTAATGTAATGGTTTTTATCGGTAATATCACTGCAGCAGGTGTGGGCATTACGCTAATTAATAGTAGAGTCCTAATATTCAATAATATTTCATGGGTGCCAGGAGATAATCAACAGATGGAAGATAGAATATATAGAATAGGACAAAAAAGAGATGTTCATATTTATTACCAATTCTTTAGAAATACTCAATATGAAAAAATGTGGAATACTGTCTTAAAAAAGAGTGAAGTAATAAACCAAGTTATTAAAAAAGAAGATGAAAAATAGTGTTTTACAATAAAATATAAAATATTAATTGAAAAAATGAATCAAGAATATATTGCTTTCATTGACTTGATAGGTAGAAGTATCGATGGAAAATATGTCTATCGTTTCGATTTTACATATGACAAAGATATTGTTTGGGGTGAATATTTTAATATCACCCCAGCAATAATTGTACCTGATTTACAACCTGAAAAAAACTGTTTGTCCAGAAGGGCAACAGTCGAGATTCCCTATAATTTAGGACTTGCTAAACGCAATAGTTGTTTTTCAATGCAAGACTGTATAGATGGCATAATAGCACTTTGTTTTAGTGAACTTGATGAAAATGTTTTGTACGCAGGTGATGATGTTTTCTTAATAAATTTCGGAGAAACACTTGAAAGTGTGGAAGAACGTTTGTCAAAATGTGGTTATAAATTAGAGAATTTTGAAGTCATTGAAACAGGTGACGATACAATTATAGATGAACTTATAGATAATTTAGATAGCGATGAATGATTTATTTTTAGTTTTTGTCAGACTTGCTTCAATCAATACTGATGGAGTACGTGAATATGACCTCTATTTTAGCGATTCACCTGATATTGTATGGGGCCTTGATTGGGAAGTATTAAACCCAAGTAGTTGTACAGACTTGATACCTGACCCTTCAACCTACTCCAAGGTGGTTAGAATCAAGAGCACAAAATATCCGTTTACAACAGCAGAAGAGGTGACTTGTTATTCTATGGAATATGTGATTGCGAGAATAATGGCATTGGCATGGGTTGATATTAGTAACCTTGAAGAATACCCTGATGAAGGACGATGTGTACTTCATTTCGGGGACACAGTTGCAGAGGTAAAAGAAAAATTAAACAAGCAACTTATTGATTTTGATATATAAAAGTTTGTTTTTTCATTTTTTGTTTGTAATTTTGCAAAAAAGTTAAAATTTGATAACATGGAGAATAATTTAATTAAAGCGAGTGTTAGCAATAGCCTGATAGATGAAAACGGAAAGGTTTATTCTAGTTTCAGACAGTTGGCTAACGAATTGCACGTATCACGTAATGCAATTACAAGGGGCATTAAAAACGATGGGGTTTTTGTTTGTAATGGACATACTTATAGGCTTGAAAATGATGGCAATAAGGAAATGCCTGCTGCTGTTGTAGTCAATGAAAACAACAAACAGATGTCAACAATTAATAAGGATGAATATGATGAGTTTCTTACTGTAAAGGAAGTAAAGAATCTTCCGTTTGACACCTATGAAATCAAAATTAACCCTGAGAAATTTAATGGTGGACGATATGCTATTGCATTGTTTTCTGATGCTCATATTGAGGAAACTGTAGACCCTGTTACAGTGCTTGGTTATAATGAATATAATGTGAATATCGCAGAAAAGCGAATCAGAGCATATTTTTCAAACCTAATTTCTTGCCTCAACGAGGATAAGGTGTCACATCTTATTTTTGCGAGTCTTGGTGACACTATCAGTGGCTTTATTCATGATGAACTTTCACAGACAAATGAATTGACACCTATTGAGGCAACCATGAAGGCGCAAAGCCTTATTTTTAGTGGCTTGCAGGCTATCTGCGAGAACGTATCAGGTCTTGATAGAATTGATTTTATTGGTATTGTGGGCAACCATTCACGTACAACCAAAAAGGTACAACATTCAAACGGTTATAAGTTGTCATATGAATGGCTTATGTATCATAATATTAAGACACAGGCAGAAACAGCACATCTTCCAATCAATTTCAAGATTTCATCTGCTGAATATGAAATGGTTGATATGAAGAATAATGGAAAACGTTATCTGTTTGCCCATGGTCATCAAATCAAAGGTAGTGGAAATGGAACAGTGTGCGGTATTTATCCATCACTTAATCGACTATCATTGAAATTGGATAAGAATTTCCATCAAGATAAAATCTATATCGGACATTTTCATTCATGCACATCAATCCCAAATGCAGTTGTAAATGGCTCTATTTTTGTTTTTAATGCGTTTGCGCTTCATAATGGTTTTGCTTTTGAGGAACCAGCACAGATGTATGAAGTTTATAAACCTGATGGAGAATTGCTTTTAACAAGAAGAATATATTGTAAGTAAATACTTATTAACTGAAAGTCCATGCATGTTTTTTTGCATGGACTTTTTAGTGTTTTTGAGGTATTTTTTGGCGTAATGTTAGTTTGCGAATGTTAATGTCCATAATGCAATAATTATGGATATTATTCATTCTTCTTATCATCTTTTTTCTTATTTTGTATGTCTTATGATGTATCATAAACCCAAAATAAGAATTAAAAGACGAAATATAATGTTGCAATTCTTCAATTGTTTTATTAGAAACATTATATTCATTAATTACATTTTTTAAATTATTGACTGTTCTGTTTATTATATATGTTCTGTTTGGTTTAACAATCCCACCAACAAAAGATACTCCTCTTTGTGTGCTCTGTATATAAAATTTGTTAGGGTGTAGTTTTACTCCTAGTTCATCCAATTTCATGCGTATATATGGAAGTGAATTTAATAACTTTTCTTTTGATTCAGATATAATATAAAAATCATCAACGTATCTTCCATAATATTTGAATCCTAATGTATCATAAATAAAATGGTCAAATTCATTTAAAAAATAATTTGCGAAAATCTGTGATGTGTAGTTGCCAATTGGTAAACCCATGTTACGTGGTACATAAAACAAAGACTTGTTTTTGGGAAGGCCATTCCATTTTTTAATCTTTTGTTTTCTGATACAATTATCTTGTGGATTATTAAAAATGACTTTTTTAACTAAGTCACATAAAAATTCTCTTTGTATAGTGTCTGTTGGGTGTACTTTATCTGATATTAATTTCTCTATTTTCTCATATAACTTTTCTTTTGATATTGTCATGAAAAATGATTTCAAATCACATTTCATGATGTAGGCTGTTTTCGCATAGTTATCAGTGGCTTCAATCATTTCTTTTTGTAGAGTTTTAATTGCATACAATGTACCTTTTCCTACTCTGCAAGAGAAAGAATTGTCAATAACCTCTGCTTCAAAATATTTTATAATTCTGTTAATTATAATATGATGAACTATTCTGTCTCTAAAATCAGCAGCAAAAACTTCTCGTTTTACTGGTTTTTCAACTATAAATGCAATAGATTTACCAATATCGTATTTATTATTGTTTAAATCATTATACAATTTGTTCAAATTATATAATGCGTTTACTTGAAATGAGGCAGCATTTGCTGTCATTTTTTTATTTTTTAAACAATCTTTATATGCATTATAAAGTTCTTCATATGTAATAAAAAACATATATAGTATTTTTTAACACCAAAGTATTATTTTAATCAAAAGCCGACCTGCCTTAGAGCGAGGCGAAAGAACGCACGTAGTTGTTGTTGTTCTTATTGTTGTTGTTCACGTTACTATTGTTCGTGTTGACATAGTAGGCGTTGTTCGAAGAATACTCCGAAGAGGACCAAAAGTTGTTCCTTGGAACAGCAACGGAAATGCAGTAACTAAATATATATAATAACATACCTTTAACGAGGATTACCCTGTGTACTGCCCTTTTAATTAATTTATAATATCATAGTTATTTAGTTTTTATTTAACCAAATTTCATCTATAGTGTATTATAATACTATTTACTTTTACTTAATTGCTCTTCTAATGATTTGTTCCAGTTAAAACATTGTGTAATGATTTTCCCTAAACTTTCCATTATGACGATTATTTGTTTAGGTGAAAGAATACCGATTGTTAATGTGGAATTTAAAATAATTTCAACATTTTTTATATGAAAAAATGCATGTTTGGAATATTTGTATTTTTCTTCCAATACTGTTGAATTATAAGATTGAGAAAAATATTGGATACTATCTCTCAAATTTTTTACCATTTCATACCCAAATAAGTTTTTATCATCTTTCGCCATATTTTTCACATTATTATAAAGTGTAGATAATAGTGTTGTCGATGCAACAAATAACTGAGAATCTGTATAATTCTTTTTCATTTTTAAATTTTTTATTGTTTTCTCAATCAAAAATCGTGCCATAAGTTTCATGTTTTAAAGTTTTTTGATATTTATATATTAAAAAACACTTTAAACATGAAAATAGAAAATGGAAAACATCTAATTGCAGATGAGGGAAAAGTATTGAAGAATATCCATAATGATGTCATCATGGGTAGTGATGTATATATGGATAAGATATGTATTAATGGGGTATATCTTGATGATTCTGCCGATAATTACGAGGAAATCGATGAAATAAAACCAATAATGGAGGAGATGTAATCATGGGAAAATATTTAAAATTATATAAAAATGATATTGATTACCAGAATTATGTTAAATCTGATGATTATATCACACCTAATGTGTCTTATGCAGAAGATACTGATATTGTATACTATAATTATCTGCCGCCAATTCCTGATATTGTATATTATGACGGCTCGGCACTTAAAACAATACATCCATCACAATATAAAACCGACTTGGGAACTGCTGTAGGAGTAATCGTCATACCTGAAGGTATGTTGCCTGATGGCAAAGCAAGGTTCATTGCCCTTCAAAACGCAACTTCTTCATATGTTACTTGGGGTGGTTATGGTACTGACACTTCACTTACTAATTACACAAGAGTGCCTACAACCGATAATGCGGGCTCTACAACTACTGGTTCCAATAATTATGGCTATTTACCATCAGACGATAGTGTTAATTTCACAGGTGCAACTTCATATGTGGACCCTAAAACAAAATATGGAAACTATACTCCTTATATACCATCTCCATATTTAGCGGATGGCTCTCTTAACCCTGCTTATTGTGAAGCAATAAGTGGTTATAATAATGCACTCTCAGATTTTAATGGTAAGTCTAATACCGATGTATTGGTTGGATTAGGAACTGCATATACAGCAGCAAATGCTGCCAAAAATTATACTGTTGATGGTATTGATATTGATTGGTACTTACCTGCTTGTGGCGAATTAGGCTTCTTAGTACCAAGATTTGCTGCTATAAATGAATCCATTGCCATAGCTGGTGGCGTTGCTGTTCCAAGG